TTAGTATTTGTGAATTTATGTTAATATCTATTGCCATATGATGTTAATTGTTTCGTTGCTTAAAGTTGCTACTTCTATTGATTCTTGTAGTACTTCATCAACGTATATGTTAAATGTTGTATCTGGTAGTATGATTATCTCTTCTGCTCCACTTTCTATGTAACCTTCTTCTATAATTGTATTATCCGTGTTTTTGATTACGAAGTGTGCAGCCAAACAATTGTCAGGAATAGGAACTAATCCATCACACGAAGTCATTGTGTTAGGTATAAGCACATCAAATGTACCTGTCCATCCTGCTAAACTATTTTCAAATCGTTCTGTAAAGTTTTCACAAGTAGGATTACCATCTAACTGATATAAGTCATTCGATAAACTTCCTGTCTTTAATACTTGAAAAAGTCTATTAAGAACTGCTAATTGTGTGTTTAGGATATCTTGCTCATTCGTGTTACCTACAAACCAATCCGTGATATTATCTTTGCTCTCATCAAGAATATCCATAGCAATAACTGATACGTTAAATCGCCATATATTATTCTCCATCGTTGCCTCATTTACCATTAAGTGGCATAAAGGAAAAATAGTTTGTTTGTTTAGGTCAATTTTAAAGATATCGCCATATGTAACCGTGTTTACGTTAGGGTCATCTTCTAATTGTAATTTTATTCTTTCTAATATGTTGTAGAATCCTTGCATCTATTTTTTTAGTCTTGCTATTTCTATGTCATTCTTTTCTTTCTCGTACATCAAGTAGGTAAGGCATTGCCTAACGGGTAACTCGGTAACTGCATCAAATCGTGTAAGGTCTCCTTTAGCGATTGTATAGATTGAATTATACCATCCCCATTTTGCTCCAAATTGTGCTTCTGCTGAGTAGTCATTTCCGTTACTTCCTCCTTTAAATAGTCCATCGTAGCCATCAATAAGTCGTTGCTTAAATTCCAAAAAAAAAGCATACTACCAAACACTGCACTCATAGGTGCAAACTTCATCGCTTCTTCTAAGGCTTCTGTTCCTGTATATTTCGCTATCTCGTATTGTTCTTTCTTCGTCTTTATAATTGGTCTATACATTACTGCCATTGCCTTGTTCATCGTTTCCCAATTTCCAATAGTTGTTTCAAGGTCTATGTACTCTCCGAAACTCATATCTTCCAAATTAGGAATGAATCCAAAATCCATATCAGACAACTTAAATCTCTGCACTAACTTCGGTTTATTCTCAAACATCTTAGTAAGTGATTCGATTATAGCAACAGCATCTGAATACTTAATCATCTGAACGTAACTCATCTTGATGTTGCAGAATATAGAAATCATCTTTTGTGCAATAAATTCCTCATCCTTGTTTTGGTCAACTACCTTTAAGTATTCTTGATACTGACCAAGTGTAATCTCATCTAATGAAGTTGGTATCTGTATATCTACGTTCATATATTTATATAACTTAATTTCCGTGTTTCTGTTGTATGTAGTCAAATGCCTTGCATAGCAATTGAAAATGTCTGTGCATAACAAATGGATTATCGAACACTATTTTCACTCGTTTTCCTGTATTATCAAAAATGTAGTCTTGTATCACTGCACTATAATGCTCAATGCTTATATGTTCTACCATATGTGATACTTATCCCGATTGTTCTTTAATCCTAATGTTTCCATCTCGTGATACCTTAAAGCATCGATAGCGTGATTAAAATTGTCAATAGGTTTATTTAGTTTGATTCCTGTTTTGTCAGTTGCCCAGCAGTAACTTCGTAACTCTTTAATCAGATTAGTGCTGTTTGACGTTACTAAATAATTCTGTGATTGCATTATCTGAATACCGAAGTTGATACTATCTTGTCCTTTAGTAACTCCTGAAATTAACTTACCGAATCTTCGTATTTCTTCTATTGATTTTGGTTCTGAACTATCTGCGTAAATAGGAACATTATTCGGAAGGTGTTTAGCGATGTCACTATTCACTAATCCTTGTTGATAAACTAATTCATTAACTATTCGTTGTCCATTGTAATTGTAAACTTCGATTATCGTTGTAGGGTCATTTGTATAACCGAAATCGACTCCGATGCCAATTAAACGTGCTTCACTTGGTATTGTATCTATTGTTTTCCAATTATTAAACACTACCCCTTGTAAACTTCCTATTTGACCTAATCCGTATACATTCCACCAATTCTCCCAATACGATGAAGTTTTAGCCTTTTCCCTGTTTTTCTCAATCTCCTTAACTATGCTTTCATCAAGTGCTTCGTTGTCTAAATAAGTCAATATAAGAAAGTCAGTATCTTCTGTATCTTTTAACTCATTATGTACCCAAAACTCATTTGCAGGATTAAAGTCTAAATAAATTTCCTTTTTTGTTCGGATTGATAACTCATTGTAACTTTCAAACGTTATGTTATTACACTCGTTTATGTAAAGAATATCCCTTCTTGCTCCACGAAGTTTAGAACTATCATCAGCAGAGAAAAACTCAATGTAACTGCCATTCCAAAATTCATACCTTAAAAGACTTCGATTAAATCGTTCATCAAAGTATCTGCCTGTCTGTTGCATTATCTTAATGCAGTCCTTCATTGCACCTCTACGTAAATGTGGGATGCTTTCTGCTACGATGCTTATTTCCGTGTTTGGATATGTTGCAGCCTTAGTAATTAGAATAGGAAGTATTCCGTACGTCTTACCTGCACTCGTTCCACCCTGTACTATCTTAATGCGTTTCTTTAAACTATTTATTTTCTTTATCGCTGATGTTATTATCATCTAAACTAAATAGTGGTTGCTCGATATTTGTTTGCTCTACTTGCTCTTTTAAGCCATTTAAACGTTGTGTGATACTCGGGTTATATTGTCCTACCATACCTCCTTCTATTTGGTCCTGTCGTACAATTTCCTTTATATGCGTACAGATTGGCAAAAAATCATTGTATTTTTTATCCAAATTATCAAAGTACTGCTTTACACATCCTACTTTATCAAAGCAATATACTCTGAATCCTTCCATTGTTAAAGGTCTTTCAAGTGGCTCTGCTCGTTCTTCAAACTCCTTACCTCCGAATACACTTTTTATTCTTGGATTGCTCTTTACATCTTCTCTATACTTCTTAAATAGTTCGTATAGTTGTTCTGGTGATTCGAGATTTCTTGGTCTCCCTCTTTGTGCCATTTTAGTTCGTGTTTTTGTTAGAATTTCTTACCTATGTTACCTAATGCTTTTACTACATCAGCATTATTATCGTAGTGTCTGCTTATACCTAATCGCTTTACTGCTTCAATCTTCTTCTCATTGCTTCCTGTTGCGTATACTCTGCTTTCAGGTATTCCTGCTTCTTTTGCTCTTTGAAGCATTGGTACTTTATTATCTCTTGCTGATATGATATAAACGTTGTTTGTTTCGTTTAGTTTCTTTGCTAAATCGAAGCCTTCTTTTGTTGAGAATGTGCCATCATAGTCAAAGGAGATTCGTGTTTCTGCAAGTTTAGTATTAAAAGCATCTTGACATACTGCATAACGTTGTGAAGTAGTATACTCCTTTAACATCTTATGGTCAATCATACATCTCTGTACAAACTCTTTTCTATGTTCCCCTTTTCGTGGTTTAGGTATTGGCATTTTCTTCTTTGTATGTGTTGTATACTTTTGCTAACTCTGAATGTACTTCTCTAAAACAACTTGAACAGGATGTAGGTCTTTTATTCGTGTTGAATACTCTATTGTATATCTTTAAAAGCATCTGTTGTGTGCTTACATTTATTTCGTTCCGTGTTTCTGCAAAATACTCTGTCAGATAGTTATACTCATCCTCGTTCAAACATTGTGGCTTTTTATATGGAAACCACTCATTCAACTTTTGTTTACGTTCCTCACATCCACAATCATCTCCTGCTATAAATTTTACTGCCTGTGCGATACCTGTTGCTTCAAGTACTTTCTCTACTGTATCTCCGAGTCCTTTACTTGGTTTTCTTCCCCTTGCCATTTTGCTCTAATAAATAGTTAACACCCATTAATAATCCAATTAGGAAATGATAGTCTACTGTGTTGAATCTATCTTGCTTTCCTATTACTTCAATCTTGGCAGTTATATCTTCCAACTGCTCTTTGAGAAACTTATCTACTTGTTTCATTACTTATATATTTAATTAACTCTTTTTCGTTCTTTATGTTTTTTGCTTCGTGTTTTGGTATTTTTATGTATTCAGTCTTTGCCTTGTGAAGAACAGTATAAATTGTTATCAATTCTCCCTGATCGTAATAGTCCTCAATGTTTAATACTTTCATTAGTTTAATGTGTATAATATGTTTTTGTGTTCTGCTATCTCAAAATCGAAATGGTTACTTTGTTCTATTCCTTGCATTAAAATATACTGATGAAATCCGTAAAGTATCATATATCCTATTACAATTCTTTCTAACTGATCACAATCTGTCTTTAGATAAACTATCTGACCAATCCGATATTTAAATTCTCTCGTAATCTTCATTGATATAATCTTCGTAGTGTTCACTGCAATTTTCTTGTATTCTCTCTTTGCAGTTTTTTATTGTGTTGTATATTGAAGATAAACTTATCTTAGTCTTGTCTGCAAGTTCACGCATTGTTATATCTGAATCCTTATAGACTTTGAATAACATTGCATCATACCAGTGCCACGAATCTATTTCCTCACTTAATCGTTGACTAAATATCTCGAATCCGTGTTTTGCTTCATCTATATCTTCATCCTCTACATCGAACTTATCTGATAATCTTGCGATGTCAATTCTATTTCCGTGTTTCTTTAGGTCGTTGTAGATGTTGCGTAGTACAAACCAAACGTAAGCCTTATTCACTTCTCCGTTATTGACTATCTTTTCTTCGGAAGTATATCTGTTGATTCGTAGATACATCTCCTGCACTATGTCCTCTGCATAGTCACTCTCTCCCCAACTTCGTACTATCTTCAAGTATTCGTTGTGATATTTAGCAATATATGTTAACCAGTATGCACTAAATAGTGCAAAATTTAACTTAATTTTTTATATATCAGTATTAATATAGAAGATATTACAAAATCAGTTATTAACAATATTAGTTTCATATATAAAATTATTAATATTCATTCAACAATCTCAATACTTCGTTCAATGCCTTGTGTCTATGGTTGTCTTTTAGCAATGCCTTAAATACATACTTGGATTTTTCCAACTTTGCTAAATCATGAATAGCAGATTCATTTTTAAATTTAAGGTCTATTTGATGTATATCTCCTGTAAAAATCATTATCCCATTATTGCCAAGCCTTCCTAAACACATTTGTAATTGTGCCTTAGTTAAATTCTGAAACTCATCAATGATACATACGCAATCCTCAAATGTTCTTCCACGAAAGTGCGTAAGTGATACAAGTTCTAATGCTTCCGTATTCTCAAGTTTTGTAAGTGTCTCTGGCTTATCGTATACCTTCTTGATATTTGATTTAATTGGAACAAGCCACGGCTCCATCTTTTCCTTCTCTGTACCTGGCAGAAATCCGTTGTCCTCTGTTGATACTGTTGGTCTTGTAATAACTATCTTATTTACTTTCCTTTTGAAAAGCATATCTAATGCTATCTGTACTGCTAAAAGAGTCTTTCCTGAACCTGCTTGACCTATTATGAAGTTATAAGGAGTCTCAATGATTCTTTCTTTTGCTATCTTCTGCTCTTCAGATAACGTTATTGAATACTTAATCTCACCTTTTGGTGGTTCTTTCTCGATGTTTTGTTTTTTTATTGCCATATATTTATTCTTCAGGATTTAAGCGTTCAAATGCAGTATCTTGATATGCCCAACTTAATACATAGTTAGTTGCTCTTTGCCAAGTACGTTTTAGAAATGCATGCTTTTCGTGTTTTCTTCGTCTATTCTTGTTCATCTGATTTAAAGGTTTCGTTGTAGTATTGTTCTGCTGATTCAGCGTAAATTTCAGCACCATCGTAAATTTCAGCACCATTTTGCCAAGCATCAATTATCTGCTCTTTCTCCAGTTCTTTGGCTTTTTCAAACTCATCATATAATCTTAAATCAATTCCGTGATTCTTTTTAAGTTCATTTGCTAACAATTCTACTGCTGTTTTCATTCTATTCTGATTTAAAGGTTATTTATTTTTATCAAGATAAATTCTTGTTAATATAATACTGATATATATTAAACATACATTAGATACAAACATTTCCATTCTATTCTGTTTTAAAGGTTTTATTGTAATACTGTTTTGAGTCAGTTATAAATGCTCTGTTTTCATTGTTGAACATTTCTCCTATTTCACATCCGTTAAAATGTGCATCAATAATCTGTTCTTTCTCCATTTCTTTGGCTTGTTTTAATAGAAAAACAACTTCATTTAATGCTTTTTGATAGCCACATTGCCACTCAGTTTCACATTGAAATATTTGTTTTTCTATTTCTGATTCTAACCATTCTACTGCTGTTTTCATATTTCTATTCCGTTTTCTGTTAGTATTCCGTTAAATTCTTCTCTGATTCTTTCAAAAGTATCTCTTTCAATATCAGAAAGTTGTTGGTTGTATTTAATTTCTCGTTTTAAATATTGAAATAAATCAAATAAACAAACGTAATAATCTGCACTTTTTACTGCTCGATTAAATTCTTCGTTATCTTCAGGGAGATTAAATGTAAGTGTTGCTTTCATAGTTTATCTAATTGTTCTTCTAATATTTCTAACTCTGCTTCGTACTTCTGCATATCGTACAATAAATCATTTACTTTGCAATAGTATATCTTACTTTGTAAGTAGTCTATTTCTTGTTCTATTTCTATTCGTGTTTTCATAG